TTCTGTGCTTTACGTTGTAGATCAGCTTGCTCTAGAACAACATCAGCTTGATCTTTCTGGGCCTTGCGTTGTACTTCTGCTTGCTTAACAGCAACTTCTTCACGTCGTAACTGAAGAACTGGATCTTGAGCTTGTTCTTGAGCTTGTTGTTGAGCGGCCTGTTGTTGATGTGCTTGTGTAAGTTGTTTACCTGCGTCTGCAACAAGTCTGGCAAGTTCAACTTCAACTTCTTCAGATAGGGGCTGGTCAGGAGGTGGAAGTGGTACACCCAAGCGTTCTTCAATTTGTTTACGGTAACTAAACCCTAGATGTTCTGCTATGTGAGCCTGTAAAGACGCCATAATCTGTTGTGCTTGAGGGTTTTGACCAATTGACTGAGCAACCATAGGATCTTGCATAAACGCCATATGTGTAGCGATATGAGCATCGTGATCCTGATACAAAAACGCTTTCATGGGCTTGCCTACAAGTGCAGCCATGTTTTCGCTTACTGGATCGACTGGTGTTGCATCGTCGTCTGTAGGAACAAGTTTATCTGCGTTCTTTACTCCAAGAACTTCTATCATCTGCCTATGTAACTGAGGTAGGTCATATATCTGCGGTGCAGATTGCGCCATTTGCAGAACAGCCTGATACTGTACAACCCGTTGTGCCATAGTAGAACTGTTTGGATCACTGACAGGTATTACATCTACAGAATCATAGTCTTCCCTACGTGCGTTCATCTCCCCCCTGTATGGTTGATACGCATACTGTTCAGGTGCATATTCAGCCATGATAGCTTTGAGGAGTTTAAACTCCTGCTTCATAGCATAATGCACACGGGCTTGGACTGCGGCCATAGGCTTGAGGGTTCGCTCAAGTAGCGCCAATGTCGTACCAACGGGGGCATTAGCCGACATATCAGAGATATTCATATCACTGATAGCCCCAAGCCTACGGCCTTCTGTTGTAATCTGATTAAGAAGTTGTACAAGAACCTGTGATGGTTCTTTGTATGGAAGTGGCATAATATTGTCACGGATACTACCTGACGGTACATCTACGTCACGCCACTCACCCGGTTCAATCGGTGTATCATCTCCTTTAATACGTAAGCCACGAGACTTAATACCACCGGGAAGGTTAGATAGAGTACCTGCGTCTACAAGCTGACGAATGAGGCTTGTACCTGCGCGAGCATACCCGCCAATAATATGAATAAGCCCAAGACCGTAGAAACCAAATCCCGGTACATATACATAATGTACAAAGTGCTGGCGCTTCTGCATAAGCGGATCATCGGGGTTCCAGTTTCTACGAACCGCGAGAACATTATTAGTGCCACGCTCAATAGTAACTACGTATGGCTTTGCAATTTCATCGTCAGAATCATCTACACCTTCAATAACAAGATCAGCGTGTACCTCGTACAACGCATAACGATCATCATCTGTTATAGAGTACCCACCTTCTTCTGCTTTACGTTGTTCTATATCTGTATGATACGGTTGTGGCTCGTTAAGCTCCATATCCCTGTAGAACCCACTTACCTGAAGTTTCTTTAATTCGTTCTTGGTCTTACGCATTATATGCGTAACACGTTCAGCGCTTTCTATATGAGACGCGCCGTAAGGCACAATAACATCTTCAGGTGGAATGTAGATTGCTATCTGTCGGTCTTTGTTAGGATCAAAGTACACTTTCTTAAATGCAGATCCTGCAAGCCCCAAACTGTACAGCAAGCGTTCGTGTTCGGGACGATACTCAACCATACGTTCTGTTAGTTCATAATTCATATCTGCTTTAACACGAGCAGCAGCTTCTTCTTTTTCTTTTGTATCTTCCCCAATAATTTTAGTCTTTACCGGACCTGATGCTGGGAAAGTCTCACTCATAGTCTCCGCTTGAAACCGGATAGCCGCTTCCGCAAGCACTGTAGAGTATACACCACACGCGCCTTCCCACGGCTCACTGCGCTCCTCATATTTGAAACCAAGGACATCCAGTCCTTTAACGAACGTATCCGCCCAGTCCTTGCGAGAATCAATGTCAGCATCTACCATTCCTACTAAATCATCAGAGAGTTCATCTAGTACCCCTTCATCTAACGACTCTGCTAGGTTAGCATCGAAAGCATCGTCATCGCTTCCTTCTTTTCCGGGTATTAATGTAATCTCAACACTACCATCATCCAGAGTAACCATATCTGGGTTTACGATTTCAATTTCCAAACCCTCTCCAGTAGAGTCTTTATTTTCTTCGGGTAGAGGTGTTAACGCTTTTTCAATAGCCATATTACTTTCCTAGATAAGTCGGATGCGCCCACCTGCGCTATATTTATCCGGTAACTTTATATCAACCTCCCGAGCAGTATCGGGTCTTAGTAGACGCATAAACAAATTCCCCACCATCTCAGGAGATTTTAAGGCTTTTACAGCACCTAGGAACTCTGGTAGAGAAATGTTCTTCGGTGCTTTAGTCCAATTGTATGTATCTTGTATAGAAACAGTACCATCTTCTTGCTGTATAGCATTAAATTGACTCAACGTTGTGCCAGCACGGTAGCTAGGGTCTGTAAACGATTGCACAATAGAGTTTACCCAACCACCCTCATGTTCATAATCCTTACTAGCATAATCTTTAGGAGATATAGAAGTTTTACCACGCGTCTTGTCGTAAGATGCAACCTGACGCTCTATGTCTTTACGTAAATCGGCAGATATATACCCAGTAAGAGGTAGGTCTGCCCCCGCCGCTAATTGTGCGAAATAAGTATCTTTATCAGCTCGCTTTAGGGTGGCGCGAAGGTCTGCCTCGTTCTTTTCATTTTCCGCTTTCTTTTTCTCGTATACCGCACGGTAGAACTGTAAATCCTCGTCACTAAAATCTTTTTCAGTGATTGGATCTGTGTTTCCTAACACGGTTTCCACGAATGTTCGCGCATTTACAGGTATCTTCTTATAAGCGGTTTTTAAAATATCTTCAATTCCTGCCATGATATATCCTAATAATAGCCGCTCTGCCGAGATTTAAAATACTGTATTTCTTCTGGTTCATCTGAAGGCAGTCGTATAAACCCACCTTGTCTAAACCTCATAAGTGCCATAACCGTGGAGTCAACCAAGTCATCATGGCTCATAAAAGGAAACCCAGCAATTTCTTCTACAACTTCTTCTGCCCAACGAGTAGCAGGTATCCATACTAACTCGGAAGCTACAATATCAGCAACAGAGTTTAATCGTGCGAGTTTATCCCCTGATCCTCTATGCGGAGTATACTCCTGTACTGGAAGCCCCATTCTACGCATCTCTTGATATAGAGCTGTACCAGAACTTTTCTTCTCAACAATAAAAGAATCCGGTTCCCATGACTCATATTCTTCAAGAGCCAGAGCCTTCAGTTCAGGAAACTCCATACGTTTCTTAATACTATTTAGCAGTATTATGTTGTGAGCGCCAGTATCTTCGTTCAAGAAAACACCCCACGTAGTAAGTGCTGTGTAGTCAGCGCGGTTATGAGATTCTGCGGCGGCGTCAAGAGACATGATAATGTATTCACACGTAGGAGCATCTTTATCGCCCCACTTCTGCCACCACTCTCGTTTTACAATAGACGCTTCTTCCGCCGTAGGTTCCTGCTGGTACTGTGCGTTCCACTGAAACGAAGGCATAGATGCTTTAGTTCGCATAAGTGCGTCAAGATCAAAGAACTCAGGCCATAACGGCTTCTCGGTATATCCAGAGCCTTTCTTGTTGGCTACTTCAAGTATAGCGGGGAACTCAACTATATCGTATTGGTCAGCCAAATCGTTCTGTGCCATATCCGTAACAACACGTCCGGTTAGGTCATCCATATGCCAACGGGTTTGTATGATTGCCACACGCCCACCCGGCATCAGACGGGTACGAGCGCCGTATGTGAACCACTCATAAGCCTTATCAAACACCTCAAAGTTACCGTTGATAACATCCTGTTCCGAATGGGGGTCATCAATAAGAAGTAAGTCAGCACCACGACCTGCAATGGATGATCCAATACCACACGCGTAGTATTCACCACCCGTATTAGTGTTCCATCTACCAGCAGACTTGGAGTCTACAGCTAGGGCTACCGTAGGAAATATAGCTTTATAGTCGTCTGTAGAAATAAGATTACGTACTTTACGACCAAAATCCACCGCCAAATCAGTGGTGTGGGACACCATCATCACCTTTTTGTTGGGATTACGCCCCAAGAACCACGCTGGAAAGAATATAGATACTAACTGTGACTTACCGTGTCGTGGTGGGATGTTTACACATATACGGTCTTTCTTGCCTTCTGCTATGTCCATAAGCATATCTGCAAGTATCTGATGGTGCTTGCCTACTATATAATCAGGCTGCATACGCTTACAGAACTCTATCAGGTCGTTGTACGCTTTCTCGTTATGGTTTCTCGTTGACAACTCATCAACAAGAACATTTATCTCAGCTAACTCATCCGGGCTATAGTCATCCAAGTTTGCTAATAGAGCTTCAACATCAAAGTCTTCAAAATCATCAGATAGGTTCTCTGCTCTATTCGGCATTGTCTAAACCAAGTTCTGAATTAATGTCTATAACTTCTCCATCTATAACAATATTATCATCTTCAGGATTGACAAGTTTTGCTAGTTTTGAGCGTAATTTGTCCTTCAGGTCTTTCGTAGACTGATGTGTTATGGTTACTTCTGACTTCTCTGCAAAAAGTCCTACATCAGAGATCTTACCTAACAACTCAAGCGCACGAATACGTACTCGTGGATCAGGGTTATCTGTTTCTAACACTAACTTGTTTGTGACCATATGCCGTATCTGTATAGCGCTGTCGGCAACAGACTGTCCGAACTCCTGTAGAATACTGTTTGTCATAAGCAAAGATGCAGGGGTAAGTGTTGCTGCTTTCTTGGCTGTAACCTTCTTTGAAATTTTTTCCGGGTCTTCGGCATACGCTAAAGATAATTTAGCGGCTACGTCTTTGTCTTCTTTAGAGGGATCTAGTTTTAACCCATGCTCCTGCAATTTTACGGCAGTGTTACAGGCATACTCGGCCCGTGCCTTTAAATCTAGGTAGGGAGTGTCAGAAACAAGAGGAATCCCAAGCTCTGGTTCTACAACTAAACTCATACATATTACTCGCAGGTGTTAACCGTTATGTCCCATATAACAACAAAATATAAAGTATACAAGTAGTTTGGGACTCCAAAGGGGGGTGTTTCCATATATACGCATTTAGCAGATCCGAGGTTTGATTTGCGGAATTG